CCGGTTTCAATGTCCGTCTTCCTTACGGTTGACGTCCCGGCAACTGGTTATACCAATGCCGAGCAGCAGCAGATGGTCACCGCGTTGGCTGACTGGCTGAAGGCCAGCACTAACGCGAACACCGACAAGCTTATTGGCGGTGAGATCTGACAGTGGTAACTCGAGAATACTTCGGCTAGGATCGCACACCCCAGGAAAGGGGATGCATGAAAAGCCTGGTATCCTTGTGGACCGTCCTAGCTCAAGAGCTAGGGGTCCTTTGCGGTGTCGACGCCAGTCGGGACATAGCAACACTGTCCCGTCGGAGTGAGAAGGAGGGCGATGCGTTTCTACGCATTACCCTTCCGACCTTCGGAAAGGCCTTTTACAAGGCCCTTGATGAAGGAAGGTGGTCTCCCTCGTCGCAGTCAATGTTTCGGACTGCGAGTGGGCTCCCCGTGTTTCTACGGGGTTTCCTGGAGAATATCTTCACTCCTGATGGCAAGCTGATGGACAATCCCTGCACCGAGTCGATCGGAGCCGTAGCACAGCTGGTAACTGTGTTTGGCAAAATCGAAGGGGTTTGCACCCCGCGGCGTAATGCCGCTGCAATTGCAGGGTACGTTCAGGCGGATGAGGAATGCTACGAGTGGGACATGTCTAACTCCCACCTACTTCAAGAACTCCGTGAGGTAGCTCTTCGCAGCGTTGTACCCATGTTGTCGGAAGCTGACTGGAAAGTCAGCCAAGATGACATCGTCCCAAAGCACGGGCCTGGTTATACGGCCGATCGTCTTCTGGGTAACCAGAAATATGACGTCGGCTATTGGCCTGCGCACCTCGAAGCCAGGTTTCCCTGGTCAGAGTGGGCTATCCCGAATTACCGCTTTAGCGGCGTTCGGGCCGATGGGCTGTCCCCGGAAGGGGACGACCCAGAGAGGGTACTAACTCCTCTGTCCCATGTGGTTCCGGCCAAGCTTACGCTTGTGCCAAAAACCATGTCAACTCCCCGCATCATCGTCATGGAACCTACTGCATTGCAATACATGCAGCAAGGACTACTCGGTGTAATGGTGGAGTCCATTGAACGGTCGTCATCCCTAATCGGTTTTACCGAGCAGGGACCGAACCGTTTGATGGCACGCCGGGCAAGCCTCTCGCAAGATCTGGTGACGCTAGATCTGTCTGAGGCCTCCGACCGTGTGACCTTCTCCCAAGCCGCTTCTGTGTTAGGGTGTCTTCCCAATCTCTGGGAGGCCCTAACAGCGACTAGGAGTCGAGGCGTGACGCTTCCAGACGGAAATTCCCGTCCGGTTTGGAAGTTCGCGTCCATGGGATCCGCGGTCTGCTTTCCGGTTGAAGCGGTGGTATTCCTTTCGGCGATTTTACTCGCTGTCAGGCGCCACCATCGGAAAGTGGATCCTAGCTTTGACCTCACGTGGCCGTTCGTCAGGAGACTGGCGGGTCGTGTGAGAGTGTACGGGGACGATTGTATATTCCCCGTAAGCTACCATCCTGAGGTTGTTGAGGTGTTCACCCAGTTAGGGTGGCAAATCAACCTCAACAAGACCTTCGCGAAAGGAAACTTCCGCGAAAGTTGTGGAGGGGACTACTGGTGTGGTGAAGACATCACGCCAGTTAGGCTTAGAAAGCCAATCCCAACCACTCTCAGGCAGGTCGCTGAGGTGCAGAGCTTCGTTGCCTTCCGGAACCAGTTATATCTGGCCGGGAATTGGCGAACTGCCGCGTTTTGCGACAGGATCCTCAAGGGTCTGTTCCGAGGAACATTCCCGATTGTAGAGGAGACGAGCCCTGCTTTGGGCCGCACCAGTGTCAGCTTCCAGCCAAAAGCGCTGGGCACTGATCGGTACCAAAGGGCACTGACGCGCGCGTGGGTTCTCAAAACTGTAATTCCTAAGAATTGCAGCAGCGAGACTGGCGCGTTGCTGAAGTGTCTCATCGCCACTGGATATGGTGATGAGCATCTCGAGCGATCTGGACGACCTGTCGACGTCAGCATAAATCGACAGTGGATGCCCACGGCTTAATCTCCGTGGGTTGCTGTTAGGATCTTCCTTCTTCCATCACAGCTTAGCTGCGAACCTA